CGCGAAGAGTGGCTGCATGGTCACCGCGGCGCCCGACTCGTCTGAGCCGTCGACCGGCTGAAGGATGGCGATCTGGTGTACCAGTTCGCTGGGATTTAACTTTGGCCACTTCATGGTTTAGGCCACATGCCTGATCGCGCCCTGCGAGAGACACGCGGTGAGTCCGAACGGATATTCCTTCGCCGGGTCGATGCCCTGTTCGAACGGCAGCCGGCCCGAGAACCAATTGGAGATCAGCAGCCGCATTCCGTTCTTGATCCGGTCCCCGTCTCCCGCCTTCCACCAGATCGAGTCGGCAGCGAAGCCGCTCGTGAACCGAATGAGAATGGCAGACGATGGCCACGGCGTGAACACCGGCCACATTGTGTTGTAGGGCGGAGCCACCACTCCGGGGTCCTTCAGTGTGTCGACGATGTAGTCCTTGTTCTCCACGAGGGTCGTATAACCGCCCGTCGAATCGCGCAGGGTGAACAGATCGACGGACGCCAGTGGCGACCTGAGCTGGAAGAAGTAGTCGATCCAGAAATCGAGCGACAGGTCCCATTGCTTCCTCACGAGGTCGCGGCCCTGCAGAATTTCCGCCTGCCCGCGCGCGGCGGTGATCATCGACTCAAGCTGGAGATCTTCCTCCGCGTCCAGTGGCGACCGCTCCGGCAGGCCGATGTAGCGTTTCACATCGTCCAGCGTCAGGGGCTCGACGAACGACTGCGGTGGCGAGGCTACGGTGAGGTTCAGCGTTCCATAGTTCGCCAGCGTGCCGTACAGGCCACGGCTGCCGCCGTAAATCCCGGAACCTACGCCACCAAACATTTGTTCTCCTCCTGGAGCGTTACGAGTTCAAGCGGCCCCACGAGCGCAACCGCCCGGCGAGCGTTCGCACCGGCGGATCGATTACGTTCGTCATCGCCGATCACGCGCAGGAAGGAAGACGAGTACTTTCGGCTCCCATGCCCGTGTTTTACCCGACATCTGGGAATGACCAGCGGCCAGCCGCGCCGCTGCGCGCGGAGACCGAATTCAACATCGTCCCCGCCGTACCCCATGAATTCCTCGGAAAGGAGCCCGAGCGAATCGAGGGCAGATCGACGCAGGAAAACACAGACGAACGGAATATAGGCCGGGGTGGTCACCCACTCGGAAGAGAGAGGATGGCTCGCCCAGGCGAGCGGGTTGTTTATGCCATTGCCGACGATCTGCGGCGATACAACTGCCGCGCCCGTGGCGTATGCAACTCGCGCGAGTTGCTCAAGTACCGGTCCCAGCAGTTCCACGTCGTCATTGACGCAGAGCACATCGTCCGTCCCGGCTGCGGTGATCCCCGCATTCAGATTTCGTGCAAACACGAACGGCTCGACGCCCTGAATCTCCTCCCACCCAGGCCGTGCGATCGTGATCCCGCCCGAAGTGACCACGATGCGGCGGGAGGCGGGTTCGTGCCGCTCAACCGATGCTGCGAACGTCTCGAAAATATCGGGGAAGCGTGTCAGCGTCACAATCGTTGCCGGACGCCGACTCTCTGTCAGGTTCGACGGATGCAGCAGGAAATTCGGTTTGCCGGTGAGGTAACTGTCGTACTGGACATGCCAATTGCGGGCGCGTTCTTCCGGCGAGTAGCGGGGAAGGCGCTCCGTGAGAACCTTTCGCTCTCCATGGGCCTGGGAGCGGATCGGGTAATGCTTCAGGATGAACGGCACCGGGCATACCGTGCGGCCCGCAAAGATCGCCTGGTGTCCGCCATGCGTGTGCAGATCCACGGCGCGCGCCCTTTGCTGCTTCCATGCCTTGATGTGAGCCAGCGTATTATCGACGTGCCCCCCCCGGCTGTAGCGGAAGTGTGTTTCGGGGTCCCCGCCGGGCACCCACGAATTGTCGACGGGCGCGTAAGTCGTGACGGCGAAGCTCACCGCGTTGAAGCCTTCAGCCTCGGCGCGGTCGAATGCCTCGGCAAGAGTCCCCCACCCGGCTGGCGCCCTGCGAATCTCATCTGCATCGTGGAGCATGACCCAGCGGCCCGGAGTCCGTTGCGCTATCTCCTCTATCCGGCGCAGAATGCCGGTCCAGTCGTAAGTCGTCGGACGTTCCTCGGGCCAGCGTTCACCGCGACCGCTGGTGAATCCCGGACCCAGATCCGTTGACCAGTTGTCAAGAATGTGAACGTCGCAACCCTGCTGCTCCAGGTGCTTCAGAACGGCTGGCAGGATGTCCGACTCGTTGTACACGGGAATGATGGCGAGTGGGCGCATATTATCTGGTTTCTCCGTGGAATATCGCGACGTACGGCTCGTGACGGAACGGCAGAACCTGTATCCACCAGTGGCGAATTTCGAAGCGGGTAGTGAGCAGGGAGCGGAAACTTTCCACGGTGAAATCGGTCTTGTGGTGACGATTGAACCCGACAGTAGGCACAACGGGAACGGAAGCTATCAGGTGGCGGGCATCCACGTTTTCAACGAATGCCAGAGGATCGTCCAGATGCTCAATAACCTCGAACGCCGTGCAGGCGTCGAACGGGTCGAACCTTGCCGGTTCGGAAAACACAAGGCGGGGCTCAAGGTGTCCCCGCCTCAGCCGAGCCACGCAGAGCGCGGTGGCCGAGGAATCTACGGCAGTCACCTGGTTGTCGCTGGCCAATAACATTTCAGATCCGTAGCCGATGCCACAACCAAAATCAAGTACCCGCATTCCGAGCAGCGCCATGCATGCGAACTCATAGCGTTCAATGTGAGCCCGGCGTTCCCAGCAGTCGGGGCACTTGTCTACGTCGAGCGCGCCCCCATCGCCGAGCATCCACGGTCCCAGATCGGTCATACGAGCGGTTTCCAACTACTCCCCATCTTTCGGGGACTCGTGTTCCCCGGATGAATCGTTGCGTACATGAGATCCCCGGCGTCCGCGGTCGCCAGCTCGCCGTGATTGCTGGCGGCGGCGACGAACTGGTTATCCTCTCCAACCTGCACCGACGAGAATCGGTTCATGCGCCACCATGCCTTGCGGTAGAGCAGCGAGGTCCCGAGCGCGTAATTCTGCGTGCCCTCGTATTTCCAGGAATGCCCGTCGCTGTCGGTGAACCGAAGCGAATGGAACCCAGTGACGCTCTTGCCGCTCTTTTCGAGTCTTTGGATCTGGTCGGCCAACCGTTCGGGTGCGGAGTAGTCGTCGTCGTCCCAGTGGGCGATCAGATCACCGGCTGCGCGTTCGCAGCCGTAGTTGCGTTTGTCGCCAATTCCAATCGGCCCCTCAAGATGAATGAGCCGTATCCTGTCATCTGCCGGAACCAGATCGCGAACGTCCGCGCCGTCCGCTACGATCAGCAGCTCCGCGTTGCTGTACGTCTGCCGCTCGAAGCACAGGATCGCCTTCGGAAGCCACTGTCTCCGATCCTTCGTCAGACAAAGGCATGTGACGAAAGTTCTCCCGCGCGCTCACCTGGGGAGCTTCGCCGGGAGAAATCACTTTTGTTTCGTAGCGCACCGCGGGCGGCCCAACCTTTCGGACAGATCCCGCTCGCAGGAGTTCCAGCGCGGTTGGATCATGGCACTCGAATTCCTGCCCGGCGACAACGGTTCCGTATGCGCCCGTGAGCTGCGTGTTTGCGACTAGCCTCATTTGTTAATCCTTAAAGTCGAGTGCGTCGGCAATCTTTTCTCCGAACGCCGGGTGGGTGAAGACTTCCTGGTCGGGTTCGAGGTCGAACGGCTCCGGCGTGTTGGGGACGTCGTGTCCGGCGGTGACCAGAAACTCCGGGTTCCCCGCGATGGTGTGGAGTGCCGCTCCGGTGACGGGAAGGGTCAGCGACTTTACCGCGCCGTCCAGCCTGAACCGGATGTGGCTTCTGTTTTCTGTGTTGCCTGAAGTAAGCATGTGGTATTTCTCCCCTGGATCAAAAACCGAGGGGCCGTCCCGAATCGGGAGCGGCCCTCGAAGGTTTACGCTGCGACTAAGCCGGGGACGTGGAGAACGAGCCGGTAACGAACGAACCAGGACGGCGGGTGATGAGTGCCAGTCGCTTTTCCGCGCGGACCGCAACGAGGTTCTTGGTAAAGAAGTCGCTGTGTTCCGTCGAAACGTCAATCTGCATTTCCATGCGATCACGGATTTCGGAGGCAATCGGATTACCCGAGCCAACGAGGAACGTGCCGGGAGCGATGTTAGTTGTTGCATCGACGGCCAGGCCGAAGATGTTCTGCGACGGACTGATCTGCCCGAAGCCAACGGTTGCCAACGCGCCCTGCTGGGGGTCGCCCAACAGGTAACGACCGAATTCGTCCTTGGTCAGACGGATATCCCACCAGTCGTTCGGGTGCATCACCACGAACGAAGGCTGAAGCTCCTTCGCAGCGGTGATCTGCTGGATGACGCGACCGATGATGTCGATCTTGTTCCAGCCCTTCGTTGCGGATAGAAGACCCGCCGAGAACGCGGTTGCCTGCGGAATCAGCCCGTGGAGGTTTTCCCCGGTCCCGTCGCCCGAGAGCAACTGTTGCTCTTCCGCGAGGTTTACATAGTACGGCATCATCGTCCTGATGAACGTCATCAGTTCGCTGAAGTCATCGAGCACCTGCCGGGTGGCCGGAATCCAGGTGGCAATCGTCTTCACTCGTTCCGACACGGTCGTGAACGTGACCGCGTTCTCGGGCTTCTGCGAAGCTTCCACCACCGGGGATGCAATCGCCATCGGTGCAAGCACCTTAACGAAATCCAGCACCTGGAACGTGGTCGGGGACGCCGTCAGGAGGTCGCGCAGGGTCAACGCCTGGCGCGCTTCCATCGTAATATCGGGAAGCCGCCCGATCGGCAACACGCCGCTCGTCGCGAAACCCACCGCGCCGGTCGTGATCGTGGTTTTGCGTTCGAACAGCGCGCGCGCAGTCTTGCCCGTGAAGTTAATAACCGCGTTGCCGCGCTTGTCCTTCAGGAGCCGCTGCACACCGGGGTCGTTCTTCATCTGCTCTTCGAACGAGTCTTCCTGCTCGGCCGCAGGGCTGTGGTCTGCGAGTTTTGCGTCAACGGCGTCCACCTGCTTCTGGAGCGCGTCGATCTTCGTTTTGAGTTCTTCCGAAACGGTGCCGTTTTTGGTTTGCTGCTCGGCTGCCTTTTCGAAGTAGGTTTTGAGTTCGCCCTGGAGGGCCAGTAACTTTTCGTCCATATCGAAATCTCCTGGATGTTGCAACTGCTCCCGCCCGCTACGTCGGGGGGATTAACGACCTGATGTTGTCGATCAGGGTTTGGGAGGCTGCCGAGTGGCCTTCAGCGGGCAAGACCGGCTCGTGCTCGGTTCCGGTTGCGGCTTTTCCTTCCGAAGTGGCGTCGTCTTCGACATCGGCTTCGTCGGCGAGAAGTGCAACCAAAAGATCGTCGGCGCTTTTTGTGTGACTCTGCACCGTGGCTAGCTTTTTCCTCGTGGCCGCGCTGATGACCTTGCCAGCCTTGATGCGGCGGGCTTTGATCTCTGCGGGCGAACGGCCCATCATGCTGAACTCGCCGTACTCGGTGGTGAGCCAGTCCAGATATGCCGGAATGAATTCCATGTACACCGTCGTGAACTGCTCGATGCTGGCTGCGGACGCGGCGATTTTCTCCTCGCGTGCCAGGTCCGACCACGGGATCGAACTCAGGGCGCAGCGCAGCGCGATCCACATCTGGTACATCGCATCCTGAAGCTGGATCTCGGCGTATTCGGTGTTGAAGTCTTCTTTCGCTTCCTCGCGGGCTTTAACGCTGGTGATGATGGCCAGCTCGTTCATCGGGAAGGTGACGATGGAGCCCTCCCAGAGGCGAATCTCTTTCAGGCGGCGAACCGTGCCATCGACAGCGTCCTTGACGGTGTCGAAGCCGATGGACAGGCCCCGGACTATGCGAGCCTTGATCAGCAGATAGGCGGTCCTGGCGGCGGGAACCTCCATCAGGAGTTGTCCCTTAACATGCAGCCCGTCCGGCCCGTCAATGAGCGTCAACATTCCGATGGGTGTGTCGCTCTTGTGCTGCCAGAGCATCGGGACGGTGTCGCCGTTTTCTTTAATCGATTTTGTGAATGCGCCCGGTTCGATCAGTTCGCCGCCGAGATCCACGTTGTTGTACACGGCCAGCAGCCCGTCGAACGAGCCATCGGCAGCGAGCTGCTTGATTTGCATCCGCAGGTGTTTAGGCGTCATGTTTTTTTCCTTCTTAGAGGTCGTCGCCGGTGGCAGTTACTTCCGGGTCCACGCCTGGCTTCGCGGGCTTCTTCGGCTTCTTCGGTACGACGCCAGGCTTCGGATCGCCCGCCGGATCGGTCGGCCCGGTCGGAGTGAGCAGCGCGCCGCCCTCCGGCGGAAGCGTCTGCATGTTGAGCTGGATGTGATAGCCGGTGCCGGCGCCATCTTCAATCGGATTCCAGTCTTCGAGGTCGCGGACTTCGTCCTGATTCGCGATGCCGTTTTGCAGCATCGTCGCGTAACCTGCCATGCGGCTCGGAAAATCGCCACGGAGCAGCGCGTTGAGATTGTGCTTCCAGAGATAGTCTTGCGTCTTCTCCTCGGGAGTGAGTACGCAGCGCCATAACTCCTGCTCCCAGCGGGTCAGCCACCCGGAGAGCGTCAACTTCACGAATTCGAGAGCCAGTTCCTCGATATTGCTGAACGTCGCGCGGCTCAGATCGCCGACGAGGTGAGGAGGCACGCCGAACCAGCGGCAGACCTCGTGAATACTGAACAGCCGCATTTCGAGCAGTTGCGCATCCTTCGCGCTGACGCCGATCTGCCTGTACTTCAGATCGTTTTCGAGAATTGGCGCTTTATGCGGCGTCGCATAGACCATTTCCCAGTCGGCCCGGAAGCGGTCGAAGTCCTCCTGGCTTTTGAACTTGTTCGCCATCTCAAGGACATACGGCAGGCGTCCCCCGTGCGCGAAAAAGTTGCCGACATTCTTCTCTGCTGCTATCGCGGTGCCGATCGACTGCGCAGCCATCGAGATCACGGAGAACCCGGTCGTGCCGTTGTCGCCCAGGCCCCGCATGTGGAAAATGTCCTGCGGTTTGTTCCGCTCAACCGTGAATGTTTTCTCCTGCTCGGGACTCGTCTTGACGACGTACACAAGCTGCCCGGCCTTATCCCGCCCGGAGCGTACCTGCCCCGGAAGAAGTGGCTGCAGCTCGAACGCGACGCCGGTTCCGCTGCGGCGGATGATGCGGGCATAAGCATTCCCCTGCATCACGCAATGGCTGGTGAGAGTCTCCCGAAAACTCATCGCGGTCATTTCGTCGTTGGGCGCATTCTTCAGCGCCCGGTACATCGGGTGCCCGGTGGCAACCTGCTTACCCCGGTCTCCGCCCTGCAACATCACCAGCGGGATGAAGCCGACCGTCTCGCTGATCAGCCGGTTGCAGGCCCACACGACTGAATGGTTCAGTGCGGTGGCGACGTTGACCCGCTCCCCGGACCACGACAGTGCGCCGCCGCCCAGCGCCGCGTAGATGTTCGCGTAACCGTTGCGCGCGTACCAGTCGGTGGTGACCGTCTCAAACGAAGTGACGGACTTCTCTTCACCGCGTGGCGGCAGGATGGAAAGCGGTTGCGTCCCTGCGGAAACCTTCGCCACCAGAACCGCTATCCGCTCTCGAACCTCGGGGAGGAACACTAACTCACGCTCCGCAGCCCGGTGTAGCTCACACTCTTGTCTTCGAAAACGAGGGCTCTGGCCAGCCCGTCGATGGTGGCCGCGAGAAGATCGATCCGGGAGAAGTCCTTTTCGCGGTCGGGCTTGACCGGCCTGATCAGGTCATTGCCGTCGCTCCTGGTACAGAGGCAACTCGCGTGGTGCGCCATCACCGGGTGACCGCCATGCACGAGGTCCCCGGTCGCGACCAGCGCGATCAGCTTTTTCGTGGCCTCGTTCAGTCCGGGGCACGTCTGCGGGATCTCGATACACGTGACGCCGTCTTCGATCAGGCTGGTAGACATCTCGCGCGAGTTGTATCGGTCGAAGCAAACCTCTTGGACGTCGAACATCTCAAGGCAATATTTGATGCGGGCTTTGATCAGGCCGTTATCGATCACGCGGCCCTCGCAGGTCTCGACCCAGCCTTCTTCCACCCACCGCTCATACGGCATCCCGTCCTGTACCTGTCGTTTCCTGAGCGTTGCCACGGGCATCCAGCAGAACGGAAGAACGTCGTATCCGCCGTCGTCCCGCGGGAACACCGCCGCCACCGCCGACAAGTCCGTGGTCATCGAAATATCGACCCCTACCCAGCACTTGCGGTTGATGAACCGGGCCAGCAGGTCGTGCGGCAGCGGCCACCCCGACGCATCCCAGTCGCGGCGGCACGCCCGCCACAGATTCATGTCGATGGCGCGATTCTCTTTCTGGTCCCAGATATTAAGGAAGTAACGGTTGAAGCTCGCGAGGTCGCCCTCGGCAAGGTGCGAGACATACTGCTGGCGGATCTTCTCCTTGTCGAGGAAGCCTCCGTTTTCTTTGATGCTCGGGTTCGCCTTGATCCACGTTGCCGGGTCTGCCGGATCGTCATCGACCGATGCGCCGTAGATGCGGCCGAAGAACGTCGGGTCCAAAACGACGCCCTCGTTGATCCTTCGCGTTTTCTCATGCAGCCGCCAGGCCAGCGGCGATTCCGACTGCACGCCCGCCGTGGTAATCGCGATGGTCAGAGTCTGCCGGCGAGTGAATCCGCCGTTGCTGAGCACGTCCCAGTTTTCGAGTTGTTTGCGCGTCTTCCAGCGGTGGACCTCATCGGCGATCACGCACGAGGGATTCACGCCATCGCCGAAGTCGCCATCGGCAGCGATGGCCGCATAGAAGCTGTCCGGGTCGTTTCGCTTCACGATCCTGTTCGTGCCGCGCAGAATTCGCAGACGCTTCCTGAGCAGCGGGCTCTGCTCCACCATCTTGCATGCGGCGCGATACACGTTCATCGCCTGCCTCGTGGCGGCTGCGGCACCGTAGACCTGACAGCCCGGATCGCTGGACATGATGAGCACCAGCAACGCGAGGCCCGCCGCCCATTCGGTCTTGCCTGCTTTCTTTGGCACTTCTTCGTAGACCATCTGGATGATTCGATTTCCCGAGGAATCGATCTGGCCGAACATCTGCACAACCGCCTCCTCCTGCCACGGCATAAGCAGGAACGGCTTTCCGTACCACTCGTCCTGGGTATGCTTCAGGACCAGTTCGAAGAAGTTACAGGCTGCATCGGCGTGCTGCTGTGAGAAGGGCACATTTCTGTTGGTTTTTTAATAAAGCAGCGAAGAATTGACTTGCTTGCCGCGGGAACCCGATCAATGAATGTGGTGTGCCCGGCTGGACCGGGACCGAAAAGAGATCAAAACCATGAAGACCTTCATACTCGACGCCGACCACAACATCACCGCCTACGCTTCGCAGGAAGCAGCCTCCAACGCCGTTCCGCCGGGTGACGCCTTCGCCACCGCTGCGGGCCTCAAGAGCGCACTGAAACAGCTATCCGCAGCGACCGTCACAGGAATCTGGAACAGCCTGACGGGCGTAACCCCGGTCAAGAAATTCACCAGCCTGGATGTCGCAGCCAAGCGGATTTTCAAGGAACTCCAAAAGCTCGGCGGCCCGGACGCCACGG